CCGTGGTCCAAAATCAAAACTTGATTGGCAAGACGTACAAAAAATAAAAACGATGTTAGCTACAGGTGCTACACATAGAGAGATAGCGGAACGATTCAATGTAACTCACACAACAATTGGTTCAATAGCAAGAGGAAAAGCATGGACAGATAATGGGGTGGTGAAGTATGGGTAAAAACAGCGCAATAGAATGGACCGATCACACACTGAATTTCTGGCAAGGATGCCGCCCAGTTAGCGAAGGATGTGTTAATTGCTATATGTACCGAGATAAGCACCGTTACGGGCAAGACCCAACCAAGGTTATACGGTCTAAAGATGCAACCTTTAGATCGGCCCGGAAGTGGAAAACCCCGGCAAAAGTTTTTGTTTGCTCATGGTCAGATTTCTTTATCGAAGAAGCCGACGAGTGGCGCGAAGAAGCCTGGAGCGAGATACGCCAAGCCCCACATTTGACATGGATTATTCTTACCAAGCGACCACAAAATATATCTGATAGATTGCCTGGCGATTGGGGTAACGGCTGGCCCAACGTTTGGCTTGGTGTCTCTGCCGAAAACCAGCCGGCCGCCGATGAGCGGATACCCATTCTGCTCCAGACCCCGGCGGTGGTGAGGTTTGTATCAGTTGAGCCGATGTTGGGGCCTTTGGATCTAGGGAAATGGATAGGGCCTCGAATGTGCTACTGTGGCTGGCGCGGGTACGAATGGGAAGAGGAAGACGATCCGGAAAGCGATGACGAAACTTTATGCCCCAACTGTGGAGCAAGCAGTTTATATGAACTTGGAGATGTGGATACCTGTTGTGGTTACTCCGATGACTATGAAAGACACCCCATCCACTGGATTATTGCTGGCGGGGAGAGTGGCCACGGCGCAAGGCCTTGTCACCCAGATTGGGTGAGGAGCCTGCGCGATCAAGCGAAGGCGGCGGGGGTGTCTTTCTTTTTCAAGCAGTGGGGAGAATACTGCCCTTGCATACCAAACAATAGCTTCGAGCCAATGGTAACCAACCTTGATTGTGTCGGTGTAAGAGGGCATAAAGCAGTGACTATGGATGATGGTCTAGTCATGGAACGTGTCGGCAAAAAGAAGGCAGGCCGCCTGCTTGATGGGCGGGAGTGGAATGAGATGCCAGAAGGAAGTGAAGAAGTATGACCGACAAAATACTCGAGGCTATGCAAGATGCAGAACGAAAAGCATGGGAAGCCTTATCCGGGTACAAATTTTGGATGTTCGGCTGGAATGTTTGGCCTGCGACGAAAACGGGGACTGCGGATATAAGATTATTATGGAAATGGGTGAAGAAGAATGACCCGTAATGTTGAGTTTAGGAGGGATAGTTCTTGGAACGTCTTAAACTGCTTCGCCGCCAAATACTAGATGCTGCTGACATTCATGACGGCTAGGTTCATATTTGGTTTATTGGACAATTGAGAAAAGTAGGTGAAAATGTTGAAACTTACTAGAAAAATGATTTTAAATGAGCCGGTAGGCAGAAAACTCGATTCTTGGGTAGCAGAAAAAGTAATGGGATGGAAAAGGTCGTTTGATCCCCGACCCTCAGATATTGATGGTCCGTTAGGTTGGTGGTTTGGAGACCCTCTTGAGCGAAACATTGGGGAGTTTTGTCCTTCCACCGACATATCAGCAGCAATGGAAGTAGCAGAGAAGATAGATGATTGTTTTCATCTTTGCCAACACGGAGAAGAGGGCCGTTGGAAAGCCTTCTTCTGTGGGTTTCCAGGTTCTATAGTGCATGGGGATACAGCTCCCGAAGCAATATGTAAGGCAGCATTATTGGCTAAAGTGGACATAGGCATTTTGAAGATTAGATATTGCCCGTATCAGGATAAAGATGACGAATGTATAGGTAAATGTAACGAATGTCCAGAGGCAAGGCCCGTTATAACATACAGGGACATTTTGCGGAGAATACGAAACCGGTAGAATTGGCGGATTTATCCAAAATGCTTTACGTTAAGGTAAGGAGTGATAACTTTGCCCAACAGGATTATAAAAGAAAGTATCTGTACAAGCGAAAACATTGACAACCTAACACCAGAGGAAGAAGTATTTTTTTACCGTTTGTTGGTATGTTGTGATGATTACGGCCGCACAGATGCAAGACCTCAGATATTAAGGGCAAAGTGTTTTCCGCTCCGTGTTGACAAAGTAAAAGAAAAAGACATTGAAAAATGGTTAAATTCTTTGGCTAAACAACAACTTATAATCCTTTACACCGTAGAAGGAAAACCATACCTCCAGGTTACAACATGGGACAAACACCAGCAAATAAGGGCTAAACACAGTAAACATCCTGCTCCGTCAGATGAAAATGTTGTTATGATATCATCTGATATCAATTGCAATCAAATACCATCATATGTCCCCGAGAATCGAGAATCGAGAATCGAGAATACGAGAATACGAGAATCGAATACGAATACGAAACAAGAAACAAAAACTAAATATGCTGATAACGTGTCTATGACCGAAGAAGAATATAATCGCTTGGTTACCAAGTACGGTGAACCAGATACCAGGCGGATGATTGAGGTCCTAGACAACTACAAAGGTGCGCACGGTAAGCGGTATAGGTCGGATTATAAGGCAATCCTTACATGGGTGGTAGAAAAGGTTACAAAGGAAAATCAGGCTAAACCACCACCAAAACCGAAAAGGCAGTTGATAGTGAATGATAACTCCCCATGAATTCGCCAGACGGTATTTCATAGACTACAGAACACGCGGAAATGAAATAATACCCAAGTACTGCCCGTATTGCAGAGGTAACGGTAAGGATAAATACACCTTCGCCCTGAACGTGGACAACCTGACATTCAACTGTAAGCGCGGATCATGCGGAAAGGCGGGTACATTCAGGCAACTTTGCAATGATTTCGGGGAGGAAGCAGATGTGGAAATTTTAAGACCGCCAAGGCGTTATAAACCACCACAGACAAAAATACTCCCTCCGGCAAAACAGGCAGAAGAATATCTCAAACTCCGCAAAATCTCCCCTGAGACATTGAAAAAACGCAGCGTAGGTTCCGATGACAAAGGCAATATAATCTTCCCATATTACGAGAACGGACAAGTAGTGATGATTAAGTTCCGCCCGGCCAGGAAATTAGCCCCCGGCGAACGCAAGGCATGGCGGGAAGAAGGCGGGAAACCTGTTCTGTGGGGTATGGAGATATGCGACCCGTCGAAGCCGTTGCTAATCACCGAAGGTGAGATAGACGCGTTGTCCCTTGAGGAAGCGGGGATACCGAATGCGGTTAGCGTCCCTTCCGGGGCCGAGGATTTGACCTGGGTGGAAAACTGCTGGGACTTCCTGGAGCAGTTCAAAGAGATAATCCTGTTCGGCGACAATGACGAACCCGGCCAGGAAATGGTCCGCAAACTAATCCCAAAACTCGGTGAGTACCGGTGCTCAATCGTAGACCATGAATTCAAAGATGCCAACGAATTACTCTACCGCAAAGGCCCGGAGGCGGTCAGGGAGGCTGTCAAAAACGCAAAAGAAGTACCGATAACCGGGTTATTGAGACTAGCAGATGTAAAAGTGCTTGATACGGATAACATCTTGGCGGCGCATTCCGGAATAGGACCGCTGGATCGGGTTTTGAAAGGGTTTATGATGGGACAAGTCACCGTATGGACTGGGAAGAATGCCGGAGGAAAAAGCTCATTTTTGGGCCAGATGATGATTGAAGCGATAAACCAGGGTTTTTCGGTATGTGCCTTCTCAGGAGAACTACCAGCGCCACTGTTCAAATACTGGATAGATCTCCAGGCCGCAGGAGAAGCGCATATCAAAAACGGCAAAGTTCCGGAAGAAATCAGAAAGAAAATTAACGACTGGTACCGTGACCAGTTCTTCCTCTATGACAGTTTTGGAAGTGTAAAGTCAAAAGACATTCTAAGGGTTTTTGAATACTCCGCTAAAAGATACGACTGCAAAATATTCTTGATTGACAATTTAATGACCACGGATTTTAAGGATAGCCAAGACGACTGGTATCATGCCCAAAGCTTGTTCGTCGGGAAGGTAAAAGAGTTTGCCCACAAATATGATGTCCATGTTCATGTCGTGGCCCACCCCCGCAAAGTAAACGGCAAGGTAGAAAAGATGGACGTGGCAGGAAGCGGGGATATAACTAACCGGGCAGACAACGTCATATCCGTTGCAAGAGTGACGGAAGATGATTTAAAAGAAAACCCCGAACTACATGGTTGTCAGACAGTAATAAGCGTCCTGAAAAGCCGATTCACAGGTAAGCAGGACATAGATATAGGCTTGACGTTCAATGAGGTATCTAAAAGATTTGCGTTACTGGGGACAGCCCCAAAGAAATACGGGTGGGAAAGTATCTCGCCGATGGATATGGGTGAGGAAATAGAAATACCGAAGGGATTTGTTTGGGCATAAGGAGGGTTCCTATGGACAGTATTGGTAATCAGGTGATCAATTACTTAGACATAGAATATTACGACATAGCAGCACAGATGGTAAGTGAATTCTTCAAGGAAATGGCGGAGAGGGAAGGCAGAAATCTGGCCCCGGACAGGGAAACGGCGATATATTACGCTGACCTTGGACTGCAAGCATACGCGACTTGGATTAATAAACCAACCCATAAAAAATTTAAAGACCGGTGTTTAAAAACAATTGAAGCCGGAGTTGACCTGTATTTACAGACCGGCCACGCCGAACGAATGCAGATAATTGAGGACATGTCCAATTTCCAGAGGCAGTTAAAAGAACTGATTAAACCGCACTTTGAAAACGCTATAGACGAGTATGAAATTGATGGACAAAGACTTGACTTGTATATACCGGACTTAAACCTGGCAATAGAAGCAGATGGGGTTCAACATTATCAATACTGCCCGGCATTTCACGGGTCTGAAGCTGATTTTAAGCGCCAGCAGTGGCTTGACCGTGAAAAAGAACGGAAATGCAAAGAACGCGGGATCACATTGATTCGGATTAGGTTTGATGAGGAAATTTCGATGAAAACTATTTTGTCTAAAGTAATGAACAACCAGAAATGAACATAAGGAGGACTGACAAATGTTAAACAGATGGGTAGGCGTAGGCAAAATCGGCAAGGACGGCATTGAACTTCGCTATTCACCAGGCGGAAAGCCAGTATGCAGTTTTAAACTTGGCATTCAGCGGCCGTTCAAGAACCAACAGGGGCAGCGGGAGTGGGACAACATCCCTGTTGTACATTGGGGCCAGGGCGCGGAGTTTGCCGCAAACAGCGGACAGCCTGGAGACTGGGCGGCGGTTGAAGGGGCAATCCAGATTCGTTCATTTGAAGGGCAGGACGGGCAAAAGCGGTGGGTAACGGAAATAAACGCAGACCGGGTGAGGATTTTAAAACCGAAGTATATAAGCCCCGGCGATATGGGAGAAGAGGTACAGCTTACCGATGAAGATGCGCCGTTCTGATAAACACAAACATATGTTCCAGAGTGCAGTAAAATTAGGTTCTTTGTTTGACGGCATAGGGATATTTCCTCTTTGTGCCGTAGAGTGCGGGATTGAGCCTGTTTGGGCCAGTGAGATTGAACCGTTTCCGATTGAAGTCACTAAACGGCATTTCCCGGAGATGAAGCATTTAGGCGATATAATAAAGGTTAACGGTGCCGATATTGAGCCGGTGGATGTTGTAACTTTTGGGAGTCCATGTCAGGATTTGTCGGTGGCTGGGAAACGAGAAGGCTTAAAGGGTGAACGTTCGGGCCTGTTTATGGAAGCGATACGGATAATAAGGGAGATGAGAAATGCGACAAATGGCTTATATCCAAGGTTCGCTGTTTGGGAAAATGTCCCCGGAGCATTCAGCAGCAATGGGGGTCGAGATTTTAGGGCAGTCCTTGAAGAAATCACAGAGGCCGAAATTCCAATGCCTAAGTCTGGACGCTGGGCCGAAGCAGGAATGGTTAGAGGGAATGGGCGTGAAGTTGCCTGGAGATGTCTTGACGCGCAATACTGGGGTGTCCCCCAACGTCGTAAAAGAATCTACCTTGTCACAGATTTTGGAGGACAGCGTGCCGCAGAAATATTATTTGAGCCAGCGGGCGTGTCAGGGGATACTGCGGCGAGCAGAGAAGCGGGGGAAGAAGCTGCCGGAGTTGTTGGAACAGGCGTTGAGGAATCAGGCAAAATCGGATTCACTATGCAACGATTCGACCAGTACATGCACACACACACCGCGCCCTGTGCGAAGTTTGTTATCCAAAGGATAAAGGAGATCTTAGATTCTGAAAACAGTTAAGGCAGGTGATTATAAATGCTTCCGCCTGAGATAGCCAATTCAAGATGGTAAAAGTGACGGTTTATAAATAAAGGAGATGGGTTTCCGATGGGGATGGTTCTATGAGCAGAAAAACAGACGCACCAATTTTAAAATATCCGGGCGCAAAATGGAACTTGGCTAAATGGATTATATCTTATTTCCCCCCGCATACGACATACCTTGAACCGTTCTTCGGCAGTGGAGCAGTGTTCTTCAACAAAAAGCCGTCAAAGGTAGAGACTATCAACGATATAGACGGAAACGTAGTAAACCTGTTTAAAGTAGTCCGTGACCGGCCGGAAGAACTGGCAAGGTTAATTGAATTTACACCGTGGGCGAGGGATGAATATTATGCAAGCTACGAAAAAACTGGGGACGAATTGGAGGACGCAAGACGTTTTTTAGTACGATGCTGGCAGGCATTTGGGACACGTACCAATTGCAGAACTGGATGGAGAAATGATGTTCAAGGCAGACGCGGCACAAGTTGCGTTAAGCAATGGAGGGCCCTCCCGAAAACAATACAAGCAGTAACTGAAAGATTGAAGGATGCACATATTGAAAATTTACCTGCACTGCAACTTATTAAAAGACATGCTTATAAAAGTGTTTTAATCTATGCCGACCCACCTTATCCCCTCCAAGCAAGATCAGGAAAAATGTACGCACACGAAATGAGCGACCAAGACCATATTGAACTACTTGATGCCTTAGATAATCACCCAGGCCCGGTAATAATATCAGGCTATAGTTGTGAATTGTACGATAACAGATTAAGTCACTGGACACGAAAAACAAAACCTGCATTGGCAGAAAAAGGACAAATTCGCGAAGAAGTCATTTGGATAAACCCAGTGGCCAGTGAAGCAAATAAAACTTTGTTCAATCTGTAAAGGAGGGATGAGGAGTTGTACATACCCGAGATAGACCTTGAAATAACCGAAGAAGAAATTGACCTATTGGCAGAGCAGATTAAAACCGCTTGCACCAAACCTGTTTTATCGTACAAGCGTCAAAAACACGTTCGGTAATGTCTTTATGTCCACCCAAAATTAAAGCCCCTTCTAGGGGCAAATAGGAGGCGGAGAGAGAATGAGAGAGATAAAGTTTAGGGCGTGGGCTTATATCCCTTGCCACACTTTAATTACAATTCCAGGTGTTGGTTCTAACTGGCAAGGCAACTATGAAATATGTGAGGTTCTCACCATACATATGAAAACGCATAAGGTCCGAGTCAGATATTCGACCGACGAAGGTATCGGGGTTACTGATTTGCCGATTAATGACAAATGCGTCTTAATGCAATACACCGGCCTAAAGGACAAGAATGGTAAGGAAAGCTACGAGCATGACATCGTAAAGGCTTATGTTCATAACGGCTTATATCAAGACGAATGGATTGCGGAAATCGTCTTTGAAAAAGGACGGTTTGGCATACGATATGGTGATTTATATAAAGAATTTTATCCATTATCAGCATTTTATAAGGCAACAAAAATTAAATATGTGCCTAATATAGGAGAAGTTGTTGTTGAATCAGAGCCTATGTTTGAAATAATCGGTAATCGTTGGGAGAACCCGGAACTGTTGGGCGGTGATTAGCGGCAAATACAATAGCGGAGGTGGACAGATGTGATACTGGCAATTGACCCAGGACCGAAAGAATCGGCTTATGCGTTGCTAGACAGGGATTTAAGCATAAGAGAACACGGCAAGGTTGACAACGAAGAAATGCTGTTAGTTATTGAAGCCAGCCTGTTTTGCAAAGCCGCAAAATACTTTGTTATTGAGATGGTTGCAAGCTACGGCATGGCAGTAGGTGCGGATGTATTTGAAACAGTGTTTTGGACAGGCCGGTTTTGGCAGGCGGCAAACATAGAACACCGGTACAGAATCTACCGCAAAGACGTGAAACTTAACCTTTGCCTTGATTCCAGAGCTAAAGACAGTAATATAAGACAGGCATTAATTGACCGGTTTGGCCCGATAGGTACAAAGAAAAACCCTGGCTGGTTCTACGGCGTTTCAAAAGATGTGTGGAGCGCGATTGCGCTGGGCGTTACGTTTGCGGACCTATATCTCAATAAGGATGAACGGAGGGCGATAAAATGATTGAGATTATCAAGCGCATTGACGGCGAAAAGGCAGAAAAGCAGCAAATCAAAGGTAATAATATACAAATCAGTTTAAACGACTGGGGCCATTTAGCAGTAAGAATTATTCAAGACAAAACAGTGCTGGATGAAGAAAACTGCGAATATGGCTATATAGCACAAAAAACTATTCCGGCAGACACCTTGGTAGTGTTTAACCGGGAGGTAACGAACAGATTAATAAACTTTTGCAAAGACCGTATCAACAGACTGCCACAACAAGCAGTAGTGGCTATAGAAAATATTGAAAAAGCCATTGCCAAAGCCGAGGGAAGGGAGAAGGAATAGCCTATGTGCCGCGACATAAATAAAGTAGTCTTTGAATGTACCGCCTGCGAAAGGCTTCCTGAATGTAAAGGACAGACGAATAAGTTTTTCCCCGAACTGTGCCCGGATAGGAATGAATTTAAAGGAGTGAGGTATAATGATTGACCTAACCAAAGAAGAAGCGGCGGCGTTGTTGTGTTCCATTGATTTATTGCACGAAAAAATTGAGGAACAAGGAGAAGAATACGATTCTCCGATAAAAAACGATGTAAGAATAAGTTGCGGCGTGTGCCCTAGTTTTAACAGTAAAACGGTCAGGTGTAGAGACAGGGAATCAAATTGGATGCTTACCAAAGAAGCCGTTACTAAACTCAAATCTTACATATCAGAGGGGGCGAGAGAAGAATGATTGACCTAACCAAAGAAGAAGCGGCACTAGAAGAAGCGTGCAGGTTCATAGCAGAAGTACTATATGGTGACAGTTGTCCATATGACTGCTTCGATGAAAAAATGTCCAACTGTTCACATGAAAACTGCGTACCTATAGAGCATATCTGGATGTGTTGGAAAGAGTATTTTATCAGGGCGGTGACACTATGAGATTCCCTGTCATAATCTTCTGCCCCCACTGTATGAATTCAAACGCCGCACATGAAACAAAGTTCATGCGGACCGAAGGCGTATATATGACCTGCCGACACTGCGGGAAGGAGGTAAAGATTTGTGATATTTAAGTGTGCCATAGACAACCACAGAGGGGTTAAAAACGGCCTGAAAATCACACTGCACATAGAAGAAGAAGAACAACTGAAAGTCCTGCAGAACCTGTCAAACTTTATGAAGAAGCCTCTAATCGTGGACATCCGCATAGACGAAAAAGAACAGAGGCAAAGGCTGTCTCAGATTTCCCCGGAGCAGAGGAAGAAGATATATGCCCTGTTTAGAGATATAGCGGACTATACCGGTGACAATGTAGAAGCAGTGAAAATAAACACAAAACACCTGTTCCTGCAAAGCTACGGTCAGTATGAGGACTTTTCACTTAGTGACTGTAGTACGGAGCTGGCAAAGGATTATATCAACTTCCTCGTGGCCTGGTGCTTCATGAACGGCGTGGAAACCACGGACAAGCCAAAGGAAATACTGGAGGACATCGAGACGTACCTCTGGCTATGTTTGAAGTACCGCAAATGCGCCGTTTGCGGCCAGACTGCAGACGTACATCATGTCCAGGCCATAGGCCAGGGCCGTGACCGCAGGACATACGACGACAGCCGTCACCAGAAGATAGCGTTATGCCGCGAACATCGTTCGGAGGCCCACACCATAGGCTGGCGGACATTTACAGAGAAGTATCATGTGAAGGGGATAATTTACAACGAGTAGAAACCTGGGGAGTGATCACTTGTTCTGGTATTCAAGATGGCTGAAAGTCCTGGGCAAGGCCCGTTATGACATGCAGGGACATTCGTACATATCATTTGAATGCGGGATATGCGGTGAGACAGTGAGCGTACTCACGAAAGCTCATATAGCTTCGCACGGGCTGACGAAAAAAGAATACCTGAAACGACACCCGGAACACCGCGAAATGAGGTTTTGGGGCACGGCCACAAATGACAAAGAAGCCAGGGCACAGCATATCAGAGATGGCGGAATCATAGAATTTTTGCCTTCTAAAAGGGGGACAGCAAGATGAACAGCAAAAGAAAACGCACTTCGGATGAACAGTGGTTTAAGGATACCGTGTATCAACTGAGACACAAGACAATATGGGAAGAAAGAATAAAAATACTGCAGGCAAGGATAGAAGAGACCACGCCAAACTGTATAGCACAGTATAGTTTAGCTCCGGGCGGGACAGGCCCCGGTGACCAGACCGGGAACCTGGCACTAAGACGGGCGGAATGGCAGAGAGAGATTAACGAAAAGCAGAGAGCGATAGATGAAATTGAAGCTGCCATGAAACTGCTGTCCGATGTCCAAAGGACGATAATCGAATTGCGGTACTTCAAGGACCTTCGGGACTGGCATATATATGACTTATCCAAGATACCTGTTGGGAAAACACTGTATTACCAACTACGCGATGAGGCGGTTCGGACAATAGCGAAGTGTTTGGGATTTTTGAAAAGTTAAGAGGTAGCTATGCTAGGTGGGAAACTGCGGTCAAAACGCGGTCAAAAAGTTGACAAAATATATGTTATTATATAACTGTGGATAAATACGAAAACACAGGGACAGGGATACCTGTCCCTTTTTTGGAGGGAGAATTCTTGTAACACGGCAACCGTGACTTACTGCCGCATATCCTGTAACAGATGAACATAGGTATAAACACCTTAACCCTAAATTATAGGGGCCTTGTAGGGCAAAATATGGCCTGTGTTATGTAAACAGGATAGAAGTGGCTGGGAGACTGGCCTTTAATATTTGGCAAGGGCAAAGCAAGGTAAAGCAAAGCGAAAGGAAGGGTGAAAAGTGAAAGAAACAACCCCGGTTCTTCCGGAACCTGTAAACAAGGTGATCGAGTGGGAAGTAAGGGAAGTAGCTTACTTCGATGTATTGTCACTAGCTGGCACTGCGGCTAATGAAAATGTTTATAATTATGGCAAAGCAAAGCTATTTAACATCATTGAAGCCATCCTTGAAGGCAAGAGGCTTGAAGCAACAAAGAAACTGATTGAGGATGTACTTACCGAAATGAGTTCGCGGGTTTATACACAGATAACAAACGTGCTTTTGATAGAAAAATAAAGACCGGCCTTGCTCTTGCCGATTAAATTATTTTTAGGACAGGCAGAGGTGGTAGCAGTGACCATAGGCGAATATATAGCACTGAAACAACCTGTCATATTTGAGAAGCTGATGAAGTTCTGCCGCTGCATTGCCAGGCGGACTATATTCGATGAGCCGGATCCGTATATAGACAGGCTCATGCGTGAGGTCCCGGGTTTTTGGCGATACGAACGGTTGCCGAGATGAAAAAAGGCCCGCCTATTTCAGCGGGTCAAATTTAATTATTCTGTATACAGCTTTAAAATACATCTGTTTGATAGATAAAAAAGCGGCCTCATCACGTAAATTCCTTGCGTCACGGAACACGCCCGCGCTCTTAGCCCGCTCACGGCCGGCGGAATCTACGATTAGCCGCAAAATGATCATATCATCTTTGCGTCTACAGTGCAAATACCTGTTTTACTATCTGCCGAATATCCTCGTCCCGGTCAGGCCCGAACCAGAACCGCTCTGCCGCGTCTGCAACAGCCATGCACTGCAGTTCATTCAGTTGTTGCAATTTTTGCACCAACTGCTGGCCGTCGACGTTCCATTTTGCGTCCAGGCCATCCAGTTTGCAGGCGTCCTCTATACTGGCCCACAGGAGACGGGCAGAATTGGCGTCGATAATGCTGCCGTTGAGCGCATCTACAATAAGACACGCTTCGTCGACAGACAGATTGACTTGTGCCAATGCGCGGCGGTACAGAGTATACAGCCGCTCCAGGTCGCGGTTGATGATTGTGCTTCTTGCGTCTCCCCGGGTGTCGATTTGCTCAATAACCGACGGCCGCAGGGATACAGATGTTTTTTCTACAGTTGACATAGTTGAGATACCTCCTTTGGGTTACATATCAGGCGTCAAACAAGGTTCTTCTGCGATTAATCTTTGTTCCCACCATTCAAAACCAGAACCATTACCATAAACATAATCTTGTTGTTTGAGTTCCTGAAGTCGTTTTTTGGCGGCGGTGGTAAGTCATTCAATATCATTGATTACTGTCCATCCGCAACGAGCAATTAATTCTTCTAAGTCATGCTCAGTAATTTTAAGTTGACTATGTTTTCCGTGTGCATAAACATGAGCAATCATTTTCTCTTCTCCTCCCCTTCACCCTGGGGGCCAGGTATTTTCTTCCAGGCACTACGCCCGGCAGGACACCGGCATATCAGCCGATACCCTGCCCGGCACAGGGCCGGGGGGTTATAACTTAACCACTTTTTTGACTTTTAGTAGCGGTTCCCCGTCCGCACCGGTGCCAACGACATCGCCATATATCCGATATGCGGGCCTGTCAGCAACGGACAAATAGGATGATTGTAAAATGTGGTTGTTAAACAACAACCGATACTCATTGCCCACAAACTCTGCCTCAAAAACCGATACGCCATCCTCCCAAACATTATCCCGGTGGTTATAAGACTTGCCGTTTTTTGGGACTGCTCCAAAACGGATATATCCGCGCTCCGCATCCGCGAATTTGGCGTCGCTTTTGCGCGCCGCCTCGTCAATTGCCCGTTGCGTCTCAATATGAGTGCAGCGTATCACAGGGGCATTATACCCGTCTTTGTCAGCTACACACTCCCAGCCATCGGCCTCCATCTCAGCTACTATGTGGGACACGTCATAAGAGACATAGTCCCATTTGCGCTGCGGGCAGTCGCTTATGGATGTCAGTTTCAGATATCCGCTGCCGGGCTTGCCGTAACTAGTGCCAAAAACAGATATTGTTGCTTTTGGCTGTGGATTGCCTAGGCAATCTCTATATATGGTCATTTTTCCTCCTCCTTCCCTTCACCCTGGGGGCCGGGTATTTTCCGGGCCTACACCCGGCAGAGCCCCTGGAAACTCAAAATTGCGTCTACAGGGACCCTGCCCGGCACAGGGCCGGGGCTAGCGTTCATCGAAGTCGAAGGACTCGAGGATAGAACACATAACTTCCGCTTCCCGGGGAGATAGAACATATTCGTGAACGTCCCCCGGGAAACTGTTCCACCACTGCACCACGTGGTCACGTGATACAGCGCGGTTAAAGTGGGCAGAACATCCGCTTCCGTCCTTGGAGGTAACACAGTAGCGCACTTCTTCGCCTATTCCCGGATATTTAGCTTTCATATTTTCCTCCTTCCCGCCCTGGTCTTCCCAGGGCACCGGGGATATTGTCCAGCCTCCCCGGAGGCCGTATTTTTGCAGCTTCCTGCTACCGAGAGACCCTCTCCCGGTTTCGGCCCGGAACCGCCGGGCCTCGTCAGGCAGGGATTACTTTGACGTTTTCGGTTCGTTTGATTTAATTTTACCACCGGGGTAACACCGTGTCAATACTTTTTTGAGGAAAATTTTAAAAAAGCCTGCAAGGCTTAGAGAGAGTAAGAAAATTGGAGGTGAGATTATGCCGGCAGGAAGGCCGTTGAAATTTAAATCAGTTGAAAAGCTACAAAAGAAAATAGACGAATACTTTGAATCCTGCTGGGCAGAGGTTGTAATCGGTGTAGACAAAGAAGGAAACGTAGTCAGAGAACGCCGGCAGGTGAAACCTTACACTGTTTCTGGATTAGCCAGTTATCTTGATACAAACAGACAGACATTGATTAACTATGAGGAGAAAGAAGATTTTTTTGACACGATTGCGCGCGCGAAAGCAAAAATCGAGGCATTCACGGAAGAACAGCTCTTCACTCCGAAAATAGCAAACGGCGTGGCGTTCAACCTGAAGAACAATTTCGGCTGGCGGGACAAGACGGAGCAGGAGATTTCCGGCCCCAACGGCGGCCCGATCCAGATTTCGCGCGTATCAGGCATGAGCGACGAAGAGCTGGAGGACATTTTAAACGAGAACAATTCCGAATAAAAACGGCAAAAATGCCAAAAATCCCGGGGAAATACCCGGGAAATGTGAGAATGATTCTGATTAAGAGATGTCATGCAGAGATGTAATATATATACTATAGTATCTTTACATGATTTACACTCAAAAAATGCCTGTCAGCCTTAGAAATACAAGGACTGGTGGCATTTTTATTTTTGTTGGTTTTTTGGCAAAAAAAAAGGCAAAAATCGATGAAAAAACCAACATTGGTTTTTTTAAAAATGACCCGAGAAAACAGCATATATATAAACGATTTGCAGTGGCAAATGGCAGTTAGCCTTACAGCGACAAGGGCGGAAGGGCATTTTTGGCATGTATAGATTTTATACATGGTCAACCGATTTTAGGGGTGCAATATTCTATATCCTCTTTGTGTGGGGTGATTACTTTGCGGAATGGACTGAAAGAGTATTTGTCCGGGATGAAAAATGCGGTACGTGATGAGTTTATAATCAGCAGAGAGAGAAGCAAAAAGACTGACAGCGAACTGGTATTTATCCAGCACCCTGAAATGCGGGAGCCATTATACACATTTTGGCATACCAGGAGAAGCGGGAAAAAACCCAAACACACCGGCGGGAAAAAACCATATGTAATGTTGATGGTTGAGGGACTAATCGAACTAATGGAAAAGGGTATGCCGGCTGAATATGCCGGTTACCTGTTATACCTTGTTCCTTATATCGAGTGGGGCACCGGTAGGCTGTTATATGGCCGTACTAAGCGGTCGATGAAATTTAGGGACATACAGAAGATATTTGACCGCAGTTATGTAACAACATTAAAAATTATATCCAGGTTAAAGCAGTATAACCTCCTTACTCATACCAAGGAAGGTTATTTTATTTCCCGCGATATTGTTAAACGGGGTGGTAAAAATGCGGATAAAGTTTGAGAGAGGCATTACCCCGGAGCGTATTGCTCAGGAATTTGTCAGATACATCCGGGAAAACGATATTGTTATAGGTGCTGTGAACATATATATCCAGACCTGGGACGAAGAAACCGGGAAATACCGCAACAAACACAACGACAGCGAATATATGATTTGCCGTCCCACTGAAATAGCGAAGGAAGAATACCGCGCAGATGTTGCCAATATCCGCCGGGGCAGGATAAAAAGGGTAATATAAATATCTTGAGGCTGAAGTAAGGACTGATCCTCATGCCGAAACCGAAAAAATACACAAAAGCCGAAAGAGCCGCCGCCAAGGCTGAGAAGCTCTGGCGGCAGGCAAAGGCCAGTTGTGAGACGTTCATACAGAAGTATGTGAAGATAGAGGACCGGGACGCGGTAGAGTCGGGAGAAGAACTGGCGATACCGTTCGCCATGTGGGACGGCCAGAAACATGCGCTGCAGACATTCCTGACAGAGAGGCTGACCGTGGTCCTGAAGGCGCGGCAGCTGGGCCTGACCTGGCTGGCGCTGGCGTACACAGCGTGGCGGATACTGTTTTTCCCCGGGTATTCCGCCGTAGGGCTGTCGAAGAGGGAGGATGACGCGAAGGAACTCACCCGCAGGCTGGTGTTCATACTGCGTCATTTGCCGAAATGGATGATACGCGAGAAAAAGCAGGCGGGGAGCGGGTTCGCAGGCCCGGTATGGGAGGCTACTTCGCTGACGGTGACTGTGTACCACCCGGATGGAGAATCTTCCGTGTTCCGGGCAGAGACCTCCGGTCCGGACTCAGGGCGTTCGTTCACCTCGAACCTGGTACTGCTCGACGAGTGGGCATTCCAGCAATTTGCGGAGGAGATATGGTCAGCGGCATACCCGACGGTGAACCGGCCTACAGGCGGCCAGGTGATAGGCTTGAGCACAAACAAGCGCGGGAGCCTGTTCGAGAAGGTGTGCCAGGATGCGCTGGCCGGCAAAAACAACTTCAAACTCATATTCCTGCCGGTGTGGACTGACCCACGCAGGACGCATGGATGGTATGCACAGACCAAGATTGACCTGCCCGATTCATGGATGCAGGAATATCCCGAAACCATTGAGCAGGCGTTTTCCGCCGGTGAAGGCACGGCGTTCCCTGAGTTCAGTGCAGATGTGCATGTTATTGAGCCGTTCCCGATCCCCGAGTGGTGGAGGCGCTGGATGGGGCATGACCCCGGTTATGACAACCCGTTCTATTGGTGCTGGTTCGCTGTGGACGATGATGGGACGGTCTATTTGTACAGGGAATACGGCCGCGATCCGAAGGAGCCGAAGGTGTTCTACTCCGACCAGGGCACGAAGGTATGTGAACTGTCGAAATACTATGACCCTGAGACAGATGATTACAGGTACGAGGAAATTGACTTTATCGTGACCGGAAAAGACGCCTTCAACAAGTCCCGGGAGACCGGGAAAACATACATCGACTACTACCGCGAAGGCGGCCTTGACTGGGTTGGTTTTGTACCGGCGATTACCGACCGCAGGATGAGAAAAGCGGTCATGCATGAATACCTGAAACCAGTGCCGGACAAGGAAAACCAGCAGAAGATGGCAGCGAAACTTCGGGTATTCAATACATGCAGGCACTTTATCAGTACCCTGCCCCAGCTTGTGAAGGATGAAAACGACGCAGAAAAAGTGGCCGACAATCCGGAGATAGATGGACCATATGACGGTGCTGGGTACGGGCTTATAGCCTACCACGTCGGCCAGTCCAAAGCCCCCGAGCCGGAAAAAGGCCAGATCGCCAAACTTAAGGAGAAACTGGCGAAAACAAACCGACGCTTCGGCAAGCGGTTGGCATAGGGAAGGTGGTATGACCGTGCTCTATTTCTTTATCGGGGCGCTTTTCACCTTATCCATACTGGCAATATTCCTCCTGGGCGTGGCTGTAGGCGTGGCAGTTGTCATGCATGTGCTTGAGATGGCCCTGACAGCAGACGCGCAGGGGGAGCAGTACAGTATCGTAGGATTGGTAAAAGAGAACCCGTTTGCAAGGAAACTGAACTAGCGATTTTAAGGAGGTCTTATTTTATGTCAAACGCAATTACCAAACAGGAAGAACAGGCGATTCTGAACCAGGGCGTGACCCAGGTATTCCCGCAGAAGAACCCGCATTCATACTGCGATGCGTTCAACTGCCGGAACAGGGCGAGGTGGTTCATAGGCAGGCCGGGTGACGGCCTTGCGCTGAGACTGTGTTACAAGGTATGCGACGACTGCCTGAAAACCATAGCGCGGTCTATACCACATGAACTTGTTTCTTCTGAGGCAGCAGGAGAGCAACAGAAACAATACCGCTGCAAATACTGCAACGAACCCGCCGACAGCCCGCAGAAATTGGCCACTCATACCAGATTATGCCCGATGAATCCGAAAAATGGGGGGTAACACAGATGAAAATGAAAATGAGCAAGATTAAGGCCAGCGCACTGAAAACAGCGCTGGCAGGGACGGCCAAGAACCCGCCGAAGGTGCACATGCTCCCGAAGGAGAGTGGTTCCAGAATTACGGAGTCAAGGAAGTCAGGGAACTATTTTAAGCCCGACCTGTACCTGAATGATAAGGACTTCCCCGGAATCGGGACCTGGAAGGTCGGGGACAAGGTCGTGCTCTGTATAGAATGCGGCGTGAAGGGCATGTCAATGCGTGATGGACATAACAGGAAGGAGTACAATGTAACCCTCGAGATCGACGCCATATCCGATATTACGGCGGGTGGTAAAAAGTGACCCCAAACATTCAGTTGGTGCTTATAGCCATGCTTGGGTTCATGTGCCTGGCGCAGTTCTGTTACATCATCTACCAGACACACAGGAACGAACTTGAGCGAAAAGACCTTTATTCGCGCCTGATGGCACGTGACCTGTACGAGTATAGCGCCTGCCAGGACACGGACACAAAGAGCAGGAACACTGTCAGGAAAGGCATAGAACAGAGCGTGGTAAAAATTTTCGGGGGTGATTGATTATGGCTCTGGCGCAACAGGAATATAATACCCGCGATACGCCGTTTAAGAAGCTGATGAACAAGGACGAAATAATCTCTTTTATTGAAACCGAGTACGACCGCAGAAAAAGTGAACGCCGGGGATTTGAACTCCAGTGGAGACTGAATATAGCCTTTATCGAGGGCAACCAGTACCTTGACATAAACACCGGGGCCATGGATTTACACGAAATCCCCAAGATGTACTGGTGGGAGTCCAGGAACGTGTTCAACCAGATAGGGCCTATAGTGGATACCCGGATAGCGCGGCTGTCACGTATCCGGCCCATTCTGAAGATTAGGCCTTCCGGGTCAGGTCAGCAGGAGGATGCCCGTACAGCCAGGATAAGCAACCAGCTTCTAAGGAACATACACTATGATGAGGAAATGCAGGCCAAACTGACCGACATTTACGCATGGCTGGAACCCTGCGGCACGGTGCTGATGAAGAATATCTGGAGCAAAAACAAGGGCAGTGTGGTTGCTGTCCTGGCCTATGTTGACGAGGAAGGCAACGAACAGGAGCAGGAGATACGCGAGGGCGACCTTGATTCCATTGTCTGCAATGCCTTTGAAATATATCCCGATTCCCCGTTCAACCAGAACATAGAGGACTGCCGGAGCATTATGCATGTGAAGGCGTTCCATGTTGACGCGGTTTATGAGGAATGGGGTGTCAGGGTGGAACCCGAGGACACTTCTGTCATGCAGTTGCAGAAAAGTATCCTGGGCGTGGGCGGTATCGGCCAGGGTCTGAACAGTTTCCATTTCGGTGTCGGGAAGCTGAAGGACCATGTCTTCGTGAAAGAGTTCACCGAGATCCCGACCAGTAAATATCCCAAGGGGAGGCTGATCATAGTTGCCAACAAGAAGCTTTTGGTATACGATGACCTGCCGTATCCCGTTGGAGAGGACGGCAAACCCGGGTTGAACTTTACGAAGGTTGACTGCATAAAACGGCCCGGGTGTTTCTGGGGCAGGACGGTTGTCGAAAGGCTTATACCGGTCCAGAGGTCTTACAATGCCCTGCGGAACAGGAAACAGGAATTCCTGAACAGGTGTGCCATAGGGCAGTGGCTGGTACCGAGAGGTTCTATACAGGACATGGACACCTTTGAAGCCGAGGCAGGGGCTCCCGGCGCGGTACACCAGTACAATCCGACAACCGGCGGCCACAAACCCGAAATGGTGCAGAATCCTTCACTGCCGGGGACGTTCGAGACAGAGGAAGCAAACCTGCTTCAGTTGTTCTCTCAAATATCCGGTGTGTCGGAGCTGTCACGGCAGTCCAAGGCAGACCCTGGGCTCAAGTCCGGTATCGCATTACAGATTGCGCTTGACCAGGACGACACGAGACTGTCCGTCACTGCCGGGAACATAGAACAATTCTTAATCCAGAACGGCAAACAGTGGCTGAGGCTGTACAAGCATTACGCCAAGGGCGTGCGGCTCCTGCGGGCAGTGGGGGACAACAATGTCGTTGAACTGATCGACTGGACCGCCTCAGACCTGAAGAGCGACGATGTTATTATCGAGGCCGGGACAGCACTGGCTGAATCGCTTGCCCAGCGCAGGCAGTTTATCTTCGACCTGCTGAATACCCCGCTGTTCATAGACCCCGACACAGGGAAGATAAACAAAGAGATGCAGGCCAAAATATTCGAGATGATTGAACTCGGTCACTGGGAGGACGGCGACAGCGACACCGAACTTCATATCCAGAAGGCGGAGCGTGAAAACCGTGCCTTATCCCAGGGCGGGATGCCGGCCCCGGTACCGTATGACGACCATCTCATTCATATACAGCGTCACAACAAGTTCAGGCTGACGGTCGATTATGAGGAACTGCTCAGCCAAAATCCGGATATTGATATGCTGTTCCAGCAGCATGTCGATATACATCTTGCTATCATGGCCCAGGCTGCACAGCAGGCGGCCATGGCCCAGGCTGCACAGCAGGCGGCC